TCCATGCCCGAACCGGTCGAAATAGAAACGCTCGACGTCTGCGAGCAGGCCCGTAAATGCTGGCGGGAAGCGCTCGAGCGGGAATCGGACATCCGCGAAGCGTTCGTGCGCCGCATGAAGTACCGCGCCGGTGACCAGTGGGACCCGGGCGACGTCAGTGCACGCGGCAAGGACCGGCCAGCGATTGTAGTCAACCTGCTCGAGCAGCCCGTTCAGCAGGTCATCAACCAGAACCTGCTGAACCGTCCCGGCGGCCAGGTCTCCCCGGCCGACGATGCGGCGAATGCGGATGTCGCGGAATATCTCGAAGGGCGCATCCGGCACACCGAATACGCGAGCGATTGCCAGGTGGCGTATGCCACCGCTATCGGCTATGTGGCCGCGGGCGGCTACGGGCTGATCGGGCTCACGGTGGATTACGTCTCCGCCGATTCGCTTGAGCAGGAAGTGAGGATACGCACGATTGAAGACCCGGCCTGCTGGGCGCTCGATCGGACAAACAAAGAACCGGACGGGCGCGATCGCCGTTGGGCAGTGGGGCGGCAGAAGTTCTCCGTCGAAGAGTTCCGGCGCCGCTGGCCCGATGCTTCAGTCGTCGATGCCTCGTTCTATGGTCTCGATAAGACCTATGCGGACTGGGGCAACGGCACCGATGTCTGGGTCGGAGAATACTGGCGGCTCGATTACCGCACGCGCAAGCTGCAGCGCTTCTCGGACGGCTCGAGTGGCTTCCTGGATGATAAGCAGTTTCTGAAACGCCTGCCGCCGGGTGTGACGGCCCTTCCGGGGGAAGGCAACACGCGCGAAGTCGAGTATCCCGAAGTCACGCAGTATTTGATCAGCGGTGCTGAGGTGCTCGATGAGACGCCGTGGACGGGCACGCGGATTCCGTTGTATGAAGTGATCGCGACCGAATTTTATGCGGACGGCAAACGCATCGTCAAATCGCTGATCTCGGATGCACTGCCATCGCAGCAGACGTACAACTGCTCGGAATCGCTCAAATTGGAAGCGGTGGTGCTCGCGCCCAAGCCGAAGTGGCTCGCGTCCACGGAACAGCTCGCCGGACATGAAGACCGCTGGAAGGCTGCGAATACGTCGGAAGACGGCGTGCTCTTCTACAACGGCACACAGGACAGCCGCGGCAATCCGGTACCGCCGCCGGACTGGAAAGTCTTCGTGCCGCCGGTGCAAGAGTTCACCCTCGTCTCCAATCAGGCGAAAGAAGACATCAAGGCCTGCACCGGGTTTTTCGATCCAGCGCTCGGCGCAATGGATCCGCAGCGGCAATCGGGCAAGGCCATTCTGGCCTTACAGCAGCAGACCGGACAAGGCACCGCGCACTTTGCCGAGAACCTGGCGCGTGCGCTCAAGGCGCTCTATCAGGACGTGATCGATGTCGATCTGAAGCTGAACCGCAACAGCGGGCCGACGCAGAAGCGTGTGACCGGGCCGAACGGAGAGCATCAACTCGTAAAGATCAACGATCCGGGCGCCGTGAAACAGCTCTTACTCGACAAGGGCCGCTATGAAGTCGTGGTGAGTGTCGGACCGAGCTGGCGAAATCAGCGGGAAGCGACCACCGCCTTCGTGTCGAGTACGGCGCAGAATGATCCGCAAGGATGGGCGCTGATCCGCGATATCGGGGCACGGCTGATGGAGCCGCAGTTGGGGCATTTCGCGGATGAGATTGCCACGCGCTGGACGCCTCCGCAGTTTGCGCAGCAGGACCCGAATGCGCCGCCACTGCCGCCGGGCGTGCAGCAGCAGATGGCGCTGGTGCCGCAATTGACGCAGCGCGTCAATGAACTGCACCAGGTGATTCAGCAGAAGCAGGTCGAAGAGCAGGGCCGCTATCAAAGAGAAATGGCCCAGGAGCAAATGAAGTTTCAAACGGAGCAATTGAAAAGTTCTACTCAATTGCAGGTGGCCGAATTGCAAGCTAAAAATGATACTTATTTAGCCCAAATCAACGCGCGCGTTCAGGTGCTGGAAGCGATGGCGGATCGCGGCCATGAGCTACAGAAGCAGGCACACAAGCAAGCCCATGAAACAGGATTAGCGGCCATGCAGCACGCACATGCGATGCATCAGGCCGATGCGCAGCATGAAAACGAAATCGACATGGCCCAAGCCCAGCCGGCGCCCACCAACGGCAGTGAAGCCGGCGCCGAAGCCCAAGCCTGAGCCGCCGCAAGAGCGCACCGTACTCACGGCACGCATCGGGGAACTGCTGGACGAGAATCAGCGGTTGATACAGGATCTGGCAACGGCTCGCGCCGAAGCTAACGCGCTGGCGCGCGCACTGAACGCATTGGAACGAAACGAATCGAAAAAGGAGATACGAATGGCAACCTTACCTGTGAACTTAGGCGACATCGTGCAGTACCAGCCGCCGGACCCGAACGCTGCGCCGGTCGCGGCGCTGGTGATGACGGTGCATGCAGACGGCAAAGCGGATCTGAAAACCTTCACCGGCTACTGTCTCGGCATGCAGGACGTGCAAAATGCCGAGTTTTCCGACGACGTCGAACTGGGCAAAGTCTCGAAACTCGGGGCGAAGCCCAAAGTGCCCAAGGACGCTCCGGCGCCGCGGCCAAAGATCGAACCGAAGAGCGAAGCGAAGTGAGCACGATTCATCTGATCCTGCTGGTCTTCGCCTTCGTGCTCTTCGTGCTGGCGGGGTTGCGCGTCTCTCATTTGCGCGTTGACCTCGGCTGGCTCGGCCTGGCGTTTCTCACGCTGGCGCTGTGGCTGCACTGAACCATTCTCTGTTTTTGAAAAGGAGTTCTAATGAATAAGTTTCTCGCCTGGATCATTCCGCTTTCCCAGGAAGCACATCCGGAGCATCCGATCGTGTTACCGCCCGATCAGCCGCCGACCATCTGGCCGTCACCGGGCGTTCCCACGCATCCGATTTATTACCCGCCGACGCCTACCCATCCGATTTATTACCCAACGGTGCCCACGCATCCTATCGTGATCCCGCCGGAACCGCCCAGTGGTGGTACAGGGCCGGTCTATCCATCGCATCCGATTTACTGGCCGCCGGTTCCGACACATCCCATCTACTGGCCAACGGTTCCCACGCATCCCATCGTGCTTCCCCCGCAACCCCCTTCGGGTGGCGGCAGTGGTGGTGGCGAAGGCGGCACCGTCGAGAATCCAATCAATCGCCCGCCCAGTGATGATCCGCGCTGGTTACAGGTGTACGTTCCCGGCCTTGGTTGGGTCTGGGCGCTAGTCCCTCCAGAGGGCCATAAGCCGCAAGTTAATCCTCTCGCCGAGGAGAAACCGGCTGAGGAATGAAGCGCTGCTGACGCTGGCGCTGTGGCTGCATTAGATGCCTGACTGGAACGCGGTTGCTTGCGCCGCTTATGAGGCGTATGCCTATATCGCGCGGGCTGAGGCGCAACTGTTGCCGGTGCCCGAATGGGAAGACCTGCCGCCGCGCTTACAGGATGCCTATCGCGAAGCGGTAAAGGTGGCCTGCGAACTGTGCGGCAGCACTGTAACTCGAAAGGAAGAACAAAATGCCTAGACTCGTATTTCTTGGCGATGCGGTATCGTTCTTAGGACCCAACGGCGGCGGTCCCTTTGCGGCCTTCGTGATGGGCACGTACCCGGACGGCTCGGCGGACCTGCATGTGCTCAATGGCTACGTGCAGGGCACGACCGACATCCAGAAAGCACCGCAGTCGGATGACGGTACGCCGGGCACCTTCTGGTACACCAGAGGCGCGAAAGGTGCGGGACTCCTGGCGCAGCCGCTCAACGATTCGACGGACACCACGGTCGCGCTCGAGAATGGCTCGGACGTGGCAGCGGTGGGCGACAATCTGCTGATCGATCAGGAGTACATGACGGTCACGGCCATCATCAACGCCAATAACCTGACCGTCGCTCGCGCGCAGGGCGGCTCGGCGATCGCGGTACACAACCCGCCCGCGGTGGTCAAGATCGGCGTATCGTTCCCGTAAGTTTTTATGGCAGACGAAACAACACCACCACAACCACCGGCCGAGATCACCAACTTTGCCCAGTTCGAAGCCGCGGGTGGCAAATACAATGCACCGGCGGAACCGGCCAAACCCGCTGCGCCCGCAGAACCGGTAGAAGCGGTCGAAGCGAATCCGGAAGCGGAAACGGCCGAGCAGCCGGAAGCAGATAAGACCGAAAAGAAGCCGCCTAAACCTAAGCCGTCGCTCTCGGAAGAGCACGCCAAACTGCTCAAGGAAGTCACCGAATTACGCCGGCAGCGCCGCGAACTGCAGGCCCCGGCGGGACGGCCAACGAGCGACCAGCCGCTAGAGACGCAGCCCCCACAGGGTGCGGCCCAGCCGGACGACAAGCCGGTGCGGCCGAAGCTCTCGACATTTCAAGGAACACTCGAGGAGTACGAAGCGGAGGTTGAAAAGTACGAGGAGAAGCAGCGCGCTTACATCGAGCGGCAATGGGAACGCAAGCAATCGGAGCAGCAGGCTAAGGCGACGCAGCAGAAGGTCACCGAGGTCTACGGGCAGAAGCTCGCCGAGCATCTGAAGGAACACCCGGAGTACGACGCCGAGATTGCGCAGACGCCAATGTCGCCGCTGATGGTCGACATCGTGCTGCACGAAGGCCCGGCGCTCGGGCAGGCCCTGATCGAGGACAAGGACGAGGCGCGCAGGATTCAAGTGCTGCCGCGCGATATCCAGATCTTTGAAATGGGCAAGCTCGCCGCGCATCTTCGCTCGAATGGCGCCCTCCCGGAAGCTTCACTCCAAACGCCGCAACCCGTGAAAGTGCCCGCACGCCTGAATGCGACGGGCTCGAGTGTATCGGCGGCCGCCAAGCCCGACCACGGTGCCAAAAGTTTCGCGCAGTGGGAAGAAGTAGAGCGTCGTTTGGCGAAGCGCAAGTAACGAATTTCGGCCCGTTCTGAGCCGTAATCAGAGCACCTCAGTTTTCCACAGGACACTGTAAAAATCCTTGGTTCCGAAACAAATGCAGACCCGGAGACTGCCAGCGTGACGACTTCAACCAAAGGATTAAGAAATGCCCAATACCTTCGTAAACACGCAGGTGGTGCTCTGGAAGACACTTGCACGATGGAAGAATAATTTAAAATTCGCGCGCAACGTCGATCACTCCTACAGTGACGAGTTCGGCGCAATTGTCGGCTCCCACAACAAAGCCGGTCAAACCGTTCAGATTCCCAAACCGCAACGATTCACGGTCAGCGCCAGCCAGGCCGCGGTGTTTCAGGGGATTACCAATCTGGTCACACCCTTGACGATGTCGATTCAGGCGAACGTAGCGTATCAGCTTTCTTCCGCCGAACGGTTCTTAAATGCGGATCACATGTACGAGAAATACGGCAAACCGGCCGCCGACGCCTTAAGCAACTACGTCGATTACCAGGCGTTCTCCTTCGCGGTGAACACCTGCCCGAACTCTGTGGGCACGCCCGGTACGCCACCCACCGACAACGGCATCTATATCGATGCCGGAGTGATGCTCGACAACTTCGACTGTCCGATGAACACGCAGGACCGCATGGTCATCGTCTCACCGGCGATGATGGCGAACGCGGTCAAGAAAGACCAAGCGCTCTTTCACGCGGGCCAGGAAATCGAGCAGCAATATCGAACCGGAAGCATTGGCGAGGCGCACGGTCTGCAGTGGTTTAAATCGCAGAATACGCCGACCACGACCGCTCCGACCTACGCCGGAGCACCGGTCGTGTCGGGCGGGAGCCAGACCGGTTCAACTCTCGTCACCAGCGGCTGGACCTCCGGGTCCTTGCCTGCGGGCACACGCTTCACGATTGGCTCGGGAGCGACCGCGGTCAATACCGTCAACGCGCAGTCCCGCCAGTCGATCGGCGCTTTGCAGTCGTTCGTCGTGACCACGACCACGGCGCTCACTTCCGGTAACATCTCGATCCCGGTCTATCCGGCCATGACGAGCACCGGGCAATATCAAAACATCAGCCAGGCGCCGCCAGCCGGGGCAGTACTCAACGTCTGGGTGGCCTCCGGCGGAACGGCACCGATCACGACGGGGCTTGCGTTTCATGAGAAAGCGTACGCCGTGGTCTACGGAAAGCTCGATGTGCCCGACAAAGGCGTGATCGAGGCCTTCGGCGACACCGATCCGGAGACGGGCGCGTACATGCGCTACATGCAGTATCTGGACGGCGACAACGATCAGTGGAAGGTCCGCTGGGACATTCTATTTGGGTACGGAGCCCTCTATCCAGAATGGGCCTGCGTGGTGAGTTCTTAGTACAAGTTTCAACGGCGGGAGAGGCGGTCCAGTTCCTTAACCTCCAGAACGAGCGATATGACCCTATCTCGTTTGCCCCTCCCGCCCTTTTTTGAAAAGGAGACCTTTCTATGCCGGACAACGTGCGAGCGCTGGGCTCGACCCGTGATGCGATCCGCGAATTCTTCGCAGCGGAGCGCCGCAACTCCGAGAAGATCGAAAAATATAACCGCGGCCTGACGGAAGACGAGGAGCTGCCGCCCTACGTCCATCAGGAGTATCCGAAGGCCATGTATCCGCTGGGATACCCGCAGGAAGAGCCCGTCGTCGCCAACGACCTGCGCGAAGAGCAGCAGCGGATGGCAGCAGGCTATTATCCGTCGCTCGGCGCACAGCAAGAGGCGCGCGAGGCATTCGAAGCGCAGTTGGCGCAACCGGACGAAATGGATGAGGAAGAGAGCATGAGTGTGCCCTCGAGGGGTGAGGGCGGACGGTTCCGCAAGAAGACGGCCTAAGAGAGCGGAGTACATGAGCGGATCTACTTATCTTGATCTGTTGACCCAAGCTGCCGGAGAACTGAACCTGAACGCGCTCGGCGACGACCTGAGCGCCAGTCCGGATCTGGCACAGCGGCTGCTCGACCGGCTGACCTGGATGGTCGATAGCTGGAATCTGAAGCCGACGGTGGTGCCGTGGTATCAGCAGCAGGTCTTCAATCTGGTGGCAGGGCAGCAGTCGTATTTGATCGGACCGAATGCGCCCGATTGGAATGCGCCCCGGCCGATTCGATTGCATCCGCAGGCGAGTAATTTACTGCTCACCAACCCACCGTACGGGCAGGGCAATAATCCAGTGCGCTTGTATCTCGCGGTATTGACGGTCGAGCAGTGGGCGTATATCTCCACACCGCTCTTGCAGAGCGCCTTTCCACAGGCGCTGTATCTCGATCGCTCGGTGGTCACGGGAAGCAACCTGGGACAACCTTACACGGCGTCGCGCATCTGGGTGTGGTACACGCCGAACGTGGTCAACCAGATCGAATTGTTTTACTGGCAGGCTTTGACTGTAGGAAATCTCAACGATCCGGTGAATGCAGCTCCCGGCTACTTTCGTGCGATGTTCTTAAACCTGGCCGTTGAGATCGCGCCCGGCTTCGGCATCACGCCCAATGCGATCACGCTACGGAATGCCGCGGATTCCCTCGGCGACATCAAGGAACTGAACGCGCCGGATATGCGCATGAGAGTTGACCCGGGAATGCCGAATACGCCCGGAGCACATTACCTCACGAAGGCGCAGTTTTTGAGCGGAGAGTTTTAGTGGCGCTCATGGACTTACCCGGCGCCATCGGCGCCACGTACACGGGAATTTCTGCCGCGGTTTCCGGCGAACGCTGCGTCAACCT